ATCTTCGCTCGGATCTCTCGGGAAGATCTTTAAGCCATGGCTCGGCGGCCGGATTCGTCATGCTCGGGATGCGGCAACCCCATGTGGTCTGGACGTTCGTCGTTGCCTGCGGGCCGGCGCATGTGTCAGCCGTGTCGCCGAGCGCGGGCTCGCAAGGTCTGTGTGATCTGCGGTGCGTCGTACGTTCCGAAGACGTACTCGTTGGCCCAACGTGCTCTGCAGATGACGTGCTCTTGGGAGTGTGGCAAGAAGTACCGGTTCCCGACCGGTAGCCGCACTCAAGAGCGAATGTGTGAGGTCTGCGGGGCGGGCTTCCGAGCGTCTTATGCTGATCAACGGACATGCGGCCGCACCTGCGGCGTTAAGATCAACCGCGGGTACGCCAACCGAGTTCGCACCAAGTGGCCATGCAGCAAGATCTCGTTCGGCGACTGCGGCAGGGGCGGGACTCTCTTCGTCAAGCGGCAGGGGCGGCAGGTCTTCTGCGGCAGCGAATGTCGCGTTGAAGCCCGGGTCGAATCGCGGAGGGCGAACAAAGCGTGGGGCAATTCTCCTCGGAGGACTCTATCCGTGAGGCCGTGCGAGCGGTGCTCGTCGGTCACCATCGAGTATCCGCGACGGCTGTGCGATTCATGCCTCAGCCAGAGTGATCGTGATCGGAAGAAGCGGGGCAAACGCAAGCGGCGCGCCGCTCAGGCAGGCGTAGCGACTGAGCCGTACACGCTCCTGGAGATTGCTGCACGAGACCGGAATCGGTGCGGCCTGTGCAAACGCCCGGTCGCGATGACGAAGAAGGCCGTGCCGCATCCAAGAGCGCCCACGATTGACCATGTCATCCCACTGTCACTAGGTGGCGACGACATCCGCACGAATGTCCAGTTGGCGCACTTCATCTGCAATTCCCTCAAGGGTGCGGCAGGTGGCGGTGAGCAGCTGGCGTTGATCGGCTAGGCGCACTGTGCGTGCCTGTGCTGGATGTGGTGCTGAGATCCCGCCGCAGCAGGGGTCTGCTCGGCCGCGGAAGTACTGCGTGGACTGCAGGCCACCGAGGAATCGGCCGAATCCGCGGGTGATCAACCTGCCTGCCGCGGGCGAGCCCGAGTCGCCGGTCGAGTCGCCGTTGGTTCGGTCCTACCGGGACAGGCTTGAAGCGGCTGACCGGCTGGATAGCCCGGAGGGTTCGCAGGTGATGCACCTGGCCGAACTGTTCGCGTGCGGCAAGCACACGGCTGCTGGTGCGGCGTCCTTGTCGAAGGAGTTGCGCGCGGCGATGGACGCGGCGATGCAGGGTGCTCCACGTGAGGCGGACAAGCTCGACGAGTTGGCGGAGCGGCGCTGGCGGAAGGTTACTGGCGCGTAGGAGTGCCGAATAACTGCAGGTCGCACTCAGGCGTGGGGGTTGCGGCGTGATCGAGCCGGCGCACCTGTGGATCCCGCCGCGGCTCGGCTCATACGGCGACGAGGCGGCGGACCTCGCCGAGCTGGCGGGCAGGAAGCTCGACGAGGAACAGCGGCTCGCGGTAGACGCGATGTTGTCCTACGGGCCGGGTGGTCGGTGGGCGGCTCTGGAGTCGGCCGTGCTGGAGAGCCGTCAGAACGGCAAGACCGGCGGCGTGCTGCTGCCGGTCACCCTGTTCGACTTGTTCCTCTTGCCGCCAGACCGGATCGTGTGGACCGCGCACATTTTCCGGACCGCGCGGGACGCGTTCGACGACTTCTGTGCCTGCATCGACACCGCCAGCGAGTTGTCACGCCGGGTGAAGCACATCTCATACAGCCACGGCGAGGAAAGCATCGAACTCCATTCCGGGGCGAAGCTTGAGTTCCTCGCCCGGTCCACTGGCGGTGGGCGAGGACTCGGCGGCAAGCGGGTCGTCATGGACGAGGCGCTGTTCATCAAGGCCACCGTCATGGGCTCACTGATGCCCGTGCTGTCGGCACGTCCCGATCCGCAGGTCAACTACGGGTCCTCAGCGGCAAAGGAGGACTCGGACCACCTGCACGCGCTGAAGAACCGCGGGCGCAAGGGCGGGGACCGGTCACTGATCTGGATCGAATGGTGCGACACCGGATCGTGGCAGGAGCCCGGCTGCGAACGGGGCTCGTCGTGCCCGCACACGACCGACATCGACGGGTGCGCACTGGATGACGAGACGCGGTGGCCCAGAGGGAACCACACTCTCGGGAAGCGCATCACGTACGAGTACGTACGGGCTGAGCGTCGCACTCTCCCCCCGAGGGAGTTCGGCCGGGAACGTATGGGGTGGCACGAGTCGCTCGTGTCGGAGACCGGTGTCATTGACGCGCTTCTCTGGGCGAAGCGTGAGGACGCAGGGTCAACCGCCGGCGGACGTGTCGGGATCGGCGTGGACGCGGCTCCCGACCTGGTCTCGGCCAGCATCGGCATGACCGGACTTCGGGAGGACGGGAAACGCCACTGGCAGGTGCTGCGCCACGACGCCGGCACAGCGTGGGTGGTGCAGCAGCTGAAGCACTACCGGGACGTTGACAAGCTCGATTTCGGACCGATCGGCATCGACCCCGGTTCCCCCGCGGGGGCGTTGATCAAGGACATCACCGATGCGGGGTTCGAGGTCGAGGAAACCACCGGCCGCAAGCTGGTTCAGGCGTGGGGGAGCTTCTATCAAGCGGTCGTCGAGGACGGTGGCCGGCACATGGGGCAGCACACCTTGGACCAAGCCATCCGAGACGCCCGCAACGCCCCCAGCGGTGATGTGGAGCGGTTCTCGCGGAAGAAGTCCAGTGGGGACATCACCCCGCTGGTGGCGGTGACCTTGTCCGATCACGCACTGCGCATGTCGCCGACTAAGCCGGAGCCCCTCTTCGCGTGGGGATGAGAGGAGCCCCGAGGTGACCCACGTTCTGGAGCGGGTGCCCGTCGACCGCATCGCCGCCGAGGCGGAGAAGATCCGGTTCTGGAAGGTTGTCGCCACCGTAGTCGCGGGGTTCTTCTACGCGATCGGCTGGTCGCTGTCGAAGGTGTGGCTCGGTGTCGCGTGGTGCGCAGCGGCTGTGAAGGTCGGGTGGATGGAGGCTCGTGCGCTGCGGGACGGCGATAGCCCGTGAGCCTGCTCGAGCGGGTGTCCGCGGCGGCACGGCCGGCGGTGCGGGACAACGAGACCACCGGGTTGTCCATCACCGACTGGTCTCGCCAGTTCCGGCCCGGCAACCAGGTGAACTACCAGGGCCGGAACTATCAGGCGTTCTCGCTGACGGCTGGTGCGCCTGGGCACGGGTTGTACGAGTCGAACTCGATTGTGTTCGCGTGCGAGGCGAAGCGGCTGTCGGTGTTCTCCGAGGCCAGGTTCCTGTTCCAGCGGCTACGGGACGGGCGCCCTGGTGACCTGTTCGGGACGCCGGATCTGTCGGTGTTCGAAGAGCCATGGCCCGGGGCGACCACCGGCGAGCTGCTGGCGCAGTGCGAACTGGACATCACCGCGCACGGCAACTCGTACTGGATCCGCGACCCGGATGGGTTTCTGCTGTGGCTCGACCCGTGCAACATGAAGATCCTCACCGAGGCGGTGGAGGACCCGGTCACAGGTGTGCGGATCGGGGAGCGGCTCCTCGGCTACGCCTACTTCCTGGAGCCAGGGAAGATGGCGCTGTTCTCGCCGCGGGAGATCGCGCACTACAAGGGCACCACCCCCAGTCGTAACCGGTTCCTCGGCCAGTCGTGGCTGTCGGCATGCCTGCCCGACATCGACGCCGACAACCAGCTCACCGAGCACAAGCGCGTTCAACTGCGCAACGGCGCGAACCTGTCCGTGGTGGTGTCCCTCAAGGACTCGCTCGACCCGGACAAGTTCTCCGACTTCGTGGAGAGGTTCCGCGCCTCTCATGAGGGAACGGACAACTCGGGTAAGACCCTGTTCCTGAACGGCGGTACCGACGTCAACACTGTCGGGCAGACCTTCGAAAACCTGGCGTTGAAAGCCACGCAGGGCGCAACGGAGACGAGGATCGCCGCGTGCGCCCAAGTCCACCCGGTGATCGTCGGCCTGTCGGAGGGCATGCAGGGTTCCAGTTTGAACGCCGGGAACTATGCGGCGGCAAAGAAGAACTGGGTGGACTCCGGCATCAAACCCTTGTGGCGGGCGTGGGCGGGCGCGTTCCAGTGGGTGGTGAACGTCCCATCGGGTTCCCGGCTTTGGTACGACGACCGCGACATCGCGTTCCTGCGTGAGGACGTGAAGGACCAGGCGGACATCTTCACCAAGGACGCCACCGCGCTGCGCACCCTGCTGGACGCCGGGTTCGTCGACGACGCGGCGATCGGCGCGGTCAAGACCTACGACGTGCAGAAGCTCATCGGCCAGCATTCCGGGCTGTTCAGCGTGCAACTTCAACCACCGGGATCCGGCGAACCGGTAGCGGTCAACGACCGGACGCTGGCCGTTCAACTTCTCGAACGCGGGTGGACACCCAAACAACCACTGGAGATTCCATGACCATCGACGCATCGCCTGCGGCTCTGCGGGCGCCGGCTCACATGCGGCAGGGACTGATCCGGTCGGTTCCGTTCACCGTCACCCGCGCCGAAGAGACCGACGACGGCGACGGCCTCACCCTCAAGGGATACGCCGCGGTGTTCGGGCAGCGCACCGAGATCGACTCGTGGGAGGGCACGTTCGTCGAGACGATCCGCAAGGGGGCGTTCCGCAAGACGATCCGGTCGCAGACCCCGGTGATGCAGTTCGACCACGGCCGACACCCCGTCATCGGATCCATCCCCATCGGGCGGATCGAATCCTTGGCCGAGGACGACAACGGCCTCCTGGTGCACGGCCGGCTGACAGACAACTGGCTCATCCAGCCAGTCAGGGACGCGATCCGCGACAAGAACGTCACCGGCATGTCGTTCCGCTTCGACGTCGTGCGAGAGGAGTGGCGCGACAACCAGGGCAAGCTGTTGAAGGCCGGCGAGCTCGACCAGCTGCTGTGGAACCCGGAGGACCGCGGCCCGCTCGAGCGCACCTTGATCGAACTCCGTGTTCCCGAGCTCGGGCCGGTCGTGTTCCCGGCGTACGCCGGCACGTCGGTGAGCGTCCGCGCCGCCGGTATGGCGCACGGCATCCTCGCCGACCGTGCGCTGCACCGCGACATCCAGCGCTCCCTCTCGGCCGACGTCGAGGACATCGAGGACATCGACATCCCCGACGAGGACGAACTTCGAGCCGAGATCGCTGCGGCGGTCTTGTTCCCCGACGAGGCCGAACAGGACTCGGAACGCAGCTCCGAGACTTCCCCGCCCGCGCCGCCCGAAGGGCACCCGGACGAGGACGGCGAGCGGCAGCTCGCTTCCGACGCGCCGACCGAAGGTCACCCGTCGAACAGCAATGACGCGCCGCCCGACGAGGGGCACCCGTCGCCACCGACCCGCGAGCAGCGGCAGAAGTATGCGCGGCTCGCCTACGTGACGCTAAACGGCGTCGGAAAGCGATACACCTGATGACTGCCACCAAGGACCCGAAGGCGACGAGGTTCGTCGAACTTCGGGAACGCCTCAAGGATCTGGACGCCCAGATCCTCGCTCTGTCCGAGCGCGACAGCCTCTCCGACGAGGAAGAGGCCCGCTGGGACGACCTGTGCGCCGAACGGGACACCATCGTCCCCGAGTTCGAGAAGCTCGAAGAGCGCAACGCGCGGGTCGAGGAGATCAAGCGCAAGACCTTCCGCCAGATCCGCGGCCTGCCCGACGCCAAGACCCGGGTGGAGGAACTGTGGGGTGAGGACGTCCGCAAGATGGACTGGCGTTCCGCACGCGACGGCGCCCTGTCGATCCTGGACGACCGCGAGCAGAACTACATGCTCAACACCAACCAGGGCGACATGCTCACCAACCGGGTCCGTTCGGCCGGCGAGACCGACCTCGCGCGTCGGATCATCGTCACGGAGAACGAGCACTACCGCTCGGCGTTCCACAAGATGATGACCCGCGGCACCACCACCGTGCTCACGCCGGAGGAGCAGACGGCGATGCTGCGGTACGAGGAGTACCGCGCGCAGTCCGAGGGCACCACCACCGCCGGCGGGTTCGCGATCCCCGTGTTCATCGACCCCTCGGTGATCCTCACGGATCAGGAGACGGACAACCCGTTCCTGACGATCGCCCGGCAGGTCGACGTCAACACCAACGCCTGGAAGGGCGTGTCGGCGGCGGGTGTGTCGTGGTCGTTCGACGCTGAAGCCGCCGCGGTCTCCGACGACTCGGTCACGCTGGCGCAGCCGTCGGTGACGGTGTTCACCGCCCGCGGGTTCATCCCCTACTCGATCGAGATCGGGGAGGACTGGCCCGGTTTCCAGATGGAGATGGCGCGGCTGCTCGCCGAGGGCTACGACGAGCTGCTGATCGACAAGTTCTCCCGCGGCTCTGGCTCGGGTGAACCCCGCGGTATCCTCACCGCGCTCGACGCGAACACCAACGTCGAGGTCGTGTCCACGACGGACGGGGCGTTCGGGTTCGAGGACATCTACAAGGTGTGGAAGTCGCTGCCGCAGAAGTACCGCCGGCGGGCCTCGTGGATGATGAGCGTGGACGTCAACAACCGGATCCGGCAGTTCGGCGCCGCGAACGTGTACCACGCCGCCACCGTCGCCCTGCCCGCCGGCGCCGCCGAGGTGCTGTTCAACCGGCCGGTGTACGAGTCCCCGTACTTCCCGGACTTCACCGGCACCACCGGCGCCGCGAACCTCCTGGTCGTCGGGGACTTCCGCAACTACCTGATCGCCCGCCGCGGCGGGATGAGCGTCGAGCTCGTTCCCCATCTCCTACACGTGTCCAACAACCGGCCATCGGGTCAGCGCGGCTGGTTCGCGTACGCCCGCATCGGCGGCAACTCGGTCAACGACCTGGGTTTCCGCCTGCTGCAGAACACCTGATCCGCCGATGACTGGTGGCCCCGGTCTTTCCAGGCAGGCCGGGGCCACCACCCAGCCTGGAATCGAAGGAAGAGGAACGATGTCAGACAAGCGTGTCGTGTTCGCGACGTTCGCCACCTGGGTCACCCCGACGGTGCAGATCGCCAAGGGCGAGGCGTGGGACGCCGACGACCCCGTGGTGCGGTCGCACCCGGACTGGTTCAGCGAGACCCCGCCGGACGTGCGGTCGACGGGCCGCGCCTCGTACACGGCGAAGGACGCCGACCGGCCCACCACCGAGGCCGCGACCGCCGCACCAGGTGAGAAGCGGTCACTGTCCAAGACGGACCAGGCGTTCGACGAAGCCGCGAGCATCCGCGACGAGCTCGAGTCCAAGGGCGTGACGGTCGACAAGCGGTGGGGCCTCGACAGGCTCCGCAAGGAGCTGGACAAGATCAGTGACTGACGGCAGCGTTTGCGTCGCCTACGTCCACTCCAACGACGTCGCCCACTCCTGGCACCGCAGTCTGCTCGACCTGGTCGGCTGGGACCTCGCCCACGAAGGCCGGGTGCTGCGGGGCGGGTGGATCGCGGTCCGCTACGGAACCGATGGTCTGCCGGGCGCGCGGAATCAGGCGGTGAAGCAGTTCCTGGACGACCGGGACGCCGAGTGGCTGTTCTGGGTGGACACCGACATGGGGTTCACCCCGGACACCATTGACCGCTTGCTCGCCGCGGCGGATCCGGCGGAGCGGCCGATCGTGGGGGCGTTGTGTTTCGCGCAGCGGGAACGCACTTCCGACGGCATGGGCGGCTACCGCTGCACCCCCGCCCCCACGCTGTATGACTGGGTGAAGACTGACGGCGCCGAGGGGTTCATGGGCCGTTCCCGCTACCCGATCAACACGATTGAGCGGGTGGCAGGGACGGGTTCGGCGTGCATCCTGGTCCACCGCTCGGTGTTCGAGAAGATCGCCGAGGCGAAGGGCCCGGTGTGGTACGACCGGGTGTTCAACCCGAGCGCCAAGACTCTCGTGGGTGAGGATCTGTCGTTCTGCATGCGGGCCGGCGCCCTGGACATTCCGGTGCACGTGCACACCGGGATCCGCACCACGCACCTCAAGCAGTTCTGGCTGGCTGAGCAGGACTACTGGCGCGCCGCAGTCGCCCCACCCGCGAGTCAGCAGGTGGCCGTGGTGGTGCCGGTGATGCGCCGCCCGCAGAACGCCGTCCCGTTCATGCAGTCGCTGCGAGCCTCGACCGGGCTGGCGAACGTGTACGCGATCGCGGGACCTGACGACGACGCGACGGTCTCGGCCTGGATCCAGGCCGGCGCGAAGGTGGTGCAGTCAGAACCGCCGGTGTCCACGTTCGCGGAGAAGGTCAACGTGGGCTACATGGACAGCGGTGAGCCGTGGGTGTTCCTGTGTGGTGACGACGTGCGGTTCCATCCTGGCTGGCTGGATCACGCCCAAGCTATAGCTGGCGAACAGTTGCACGTGATCGGCACAAACGACCTGGCGAACCCTCGCGTCACGTCCGGGGAGCACGCCACGCATCTGCTCGTCCGCCGGTCCTACATTGATGAGCAGGGCGCGTCGTGGGATGGCCCGAAGGTCGTGTGCCACGAGGGCTACCGCCATTGGTTCGTCGACAACGAGATCGTCACCGTCGCGAAGCTCCGCAAGGTGTGGGGTATGGCGCTGGGTTCGGTGGTGGAGCACCTTCACCCGCTGTTCGGTACCGCCGAAAACGATGACGTCTACGAACTTGGCCAGTCGTTCCAGAAGCAGGACTATGCGCTGTGGCGGCAACGGCTCGCCACCCACGCGCCGGAGGTGGCGGGTGCACGCTGAGGCCTTCGCATGGGTCGAACGCCACGCCACCAAGCAACCGGTGACGGTGCTGGACATCGGCGGCCGAGACATCAACGGTTCGGTGCGGTCGTTGTTCCCCAACGCCACCGTCTACCGCGTGCTGGACATCGCCGACGGCCCCAACGTCGACATCGTCGCTGACGCAGCAACGTGGGTGCCGGACATGGAATACGACATGGTGGTGTCGTGCGAGACGTTCGAGCACACGGCGGTGTGGCCGCCGATCTGCGCTGTTGCCTTCAAGGCCTGTGCAGCGGGCGGAATATTCATCGCCACCATGGCCGGACCTGGCCGGCCCGCGCACTCCGCCGTCGATGGTGGATGGTCTCTACATCCGGGTGAGCACTACGCCAACGTCAACCCGCATGAACTGCACGCGGTACTGGTTGAGTGCGGGTGGTCGAACGTGATCGTGGACAGGCAGGACCATCCCGCTGACGTGAGGGCGGTGGCGTGGAAGGCGTGATTCTGCCCCAACTGTGGGACTGCCCGAACTGCGCCAGCTCCGCCCGCACAGTGGACGGCAAGATCCCGCATCACCCGTGTCCGGGGTTGGCGGGGTTGATGGTGCCGCTGGTTCGCCGGGGTGAGCGGGCGAAGGTCGAGGCCGTGGAACGGCAGGACTTCATCGGGTCCGAGCTGGTGCAGCTGGACGGGAACGGCCGGCCGGTGATGGCTGCTGTGGTGACAAGGGATGACGGGCAGGACTGCACGGTGTTCGCGCCGACAGCCCGAGGATCGTTGAGGGAGTAGCGCGTGGACGACCTGAGGAAGCTTGCCGCTGCCGCGGAACACGAGCGGTGGGTGGCGGATCGCGCTGCGGAAGCGGTCGAGTCGGTACGCGGGAAGGTGGCCCGCGCCGAGGCTGCGTTGGAGTCCGCACAGGACTCTCTCGTCGAGGCGCAGCGCGCAGCGGACGAAGCCGGCGAACGAGCCGACCAGGCAGAGACCGCCTACCGGGACGCCGCCGACAGTGCGGGCGTGACGGCCAAACCTAGCGCGGCGTCGGCAAGCGGGAAGGCGAAGTAGTCATGGCCTGGTCCAACAGCAAGATGTTCCGCCCGTTCCTGGCCGACGTGTTCGACAACACCGCGGCGTTCGATCTTGGCAGCGATGTTCCGAAGGTGGCGTTGTACAACAACAGCATCACCCCGGACAACGACGTGACGTCGGCGCTCTCGGCCTACAACGCTGCGACGTCGCAGTGGGTGACGGCGAACGAGGTGACCGAGGCGGGGCAGTGGGCTGCGGGCGGTGTGGCGCTGTCGAGCACGAGCCTGAACTCGGGCACTGCGGATGTCGTGTTCTATGACGCCGCGGACACCGTGTCCGGGTCTGCCGCTGATCTCACGAATGCCACCGGCTGCCTGGTCTACGACGACACGCTGACGACACCGGTGGCCGATCAGGGCATTTGCTACAACTACTTCGGTGGCCCCGTGTCTGTGGTGAACGGGACACTGACGGTTCAGTGGGCGTCGAACGGGATCTGGCGTATATCGCTCTAGTTGCGACGAGGCTGGGGGGTCGGGATGGCCGAGTTGGACGCTACGAACAGGGAACGGGTATGGCGCTGGTTCATGCGCCGCAACACCGAAGCCTGCAACTACACCAAGGCTGATCTACGGGCCGCGATAGATGCCTGCGACACGTGGGTCGACTCGAATGCGGCCTCGTTCAACACGGCGTTGCCGCAGCCGTTCCGTGGCCAGGCTACGGCGCAGCAGAAGACGCTGCTGTTGTGCTGGGTGGCGATGCGCCGCGCTGGGCTGTTGAGGGTTGAGGAGGACGGCTAGTGGGCACTGTCGTCATCCAGCTCGACCCGGGCGCGGCGCAGTTCCTGTCGTCGTCGTTCCCGGCGCTGGTGAAGAACGGCACGAGCTTTCCGGCCGTCGGGCTGGCCTTCGACGCCGCTGCGGACGAGGCAGCGTTCTGGCATCTGCGGGCGACCAACTACGGGTCGGGCAACGCCACGGTCAAGCTGCTCTGGTATGCGGACACCGCGAGCTCGGGAGACGTGATCTGGGGCGTGCAGCTCGCGGCGATCACCGCGAACAGCGATACCCAGGACGTCGAGACGAAGAGCCTCGCGACGACGAACACGGCCACCGACACGCACCTCGGCACGACCGGGCAGCGGCTGCACGAGATCGACGTGACGGTGTCGAACCTGGACAGCCTCGCCAGCGGCGACGAGGTGTGGCTGCGCATCTACCGGGACGCGGACGCGGCAGGCGACACGATGACGGGTGACGCGATCCTGGTCGGCGCAGTGGTCTCCTACTCCGACACGTAGGAGGCTGGCGTGGCGGTCCGCTTCGACGCCGACGAGAACTACACCCGCACACTTTCGCTCGGTTCGCAGGCGAACTACACGTTCTGCTGCTGGGGCCGGCTGGCCGCCGACCGCAACACTTACTCGGCGTTCTGCGACGTCAACAACGGCACCGAGTCCCTGATCCTGCAGTGCGACCTGGACGGCACGAGCCTCATCGTCTACGACGACGCCAGCGGCGGCGTTGTCGCCAACGGCGTCTCTCTGACCGTCGGCACCTGGTACTTCATGGCCGTCGCCGTAGCAGGAACGTCGGCCACCCTGTACTGGCGTGCGGCGACCACGCAAACCTTGTCCACGGACACGTGGACGGGCGCGACCCGCATGCTCACCAACCTGATCATCGGGGATGACAACTACAACGAGTGGTTGAACGGGAACGTCGCCGCGTTCAAGCTCTGGACTGCTGGGCTTACCGCGGCGGAGGTGGCGCAGGAGTCGCAGCAGTACCTGCCGAACCGCACCGGGAACCTGCAGGTGTGGTACCCGTTCGTCAAGGCTGAGACCGCCGACTACTCAGGCAACGGCCGCACCCTGTCGGGTGGGGCCACGGTCACCACAGAGGACGGTCCGCCAATCCCGTGGCAGGCGGTGTCGCCGCGGCTGATCCTCCCACCGGCCGCCTCCGGAACGACCGCGTCCGCCGAAGCGGCAACCGCGGCCGCCACTGCGGGTGACGCCACTACCGCAGTCGCAGTCGGCGCACAGGAAGCAGCCGCCACCGCAGCCGCGAATAATCCGTCGGGCGTCACCGCGACAGTTGCCTCCGCTGCCGAAGCCACCGGCACAGGAGCAGCTAACGTACCCGCGGACCTTGTCGCAGCGAACGCCGACCCCGCGACGGCGACAGCCGCAGCGAACAACCCGAGCACCGCCGTTGTGGCTACGCCAGCAGCGGCAACAGCCACGGGATCCGCCCTGGATCCGACAGTCGTCACCGGCAGCACTTCCACGGCATCCGCACAGGAAGCCACCGCAACAGCAGCGGCGCTCGATCCATCCATTGCGGTGACCGCCACAGCCGTAGAGGCGTCCGCAACGGGCACACCCCCGAACCTCGCGGCCGCGGTGGCCGTGGCTGCGGAGGCATCGGCCGCGGCGGCAGCCGGCCTCGACCCGGCGACCTTGGTTACCACGACCGTGACGGAAGCCGCTGCTTCAGCGGTGGCCAACAACGCCACGGCCAGCACGTCAGGCGGCGCAACGGCCGCAGCGCAGGAAGCCGCGGCCACGGCGTCCGCTCTCGACCCAAGCGTCAGCGTTGTCGCCACACCCACCACCGCGACCGGGGCTGGCGCTACTGAGAACGCGACGGGCTTGGTTGTGGTGCTCGCCCAACCGCAGACCGCGAACGCCACCACCGCCGCGCTCGATCCCGGCGGGACCGTCACCGTCTCGATCGGAACGGCAGAAGCGCAAGCCCTGGCGTGGGACGGCCACGTTCCCGCGCAGGTCACCTACGGCTCGATGAGCCCCACCGCACGCGACACCACAGCCATGTCCGCGACCGGCAGGGCCACTACCGAGATGCACGCCATCGTCCGGACGGCACCTTGGATGGGAGGTTGAGCATGAGCTTCGACCTCGGCGACCTCGTTCCCCTCACGGTCACCGTCAAGGACGCGGCCGGCGCTCCCACCAACGCCACCACCGTCACGCTGACCATCACCCTGCCCGACGGGACAGCCGTCACCCCGACGGTCACTAACCCGCCCGCCACTACAGGCGTCTACCTGTACGACTACCCCGCCGCGCAGGCCGGCAGGCACCTGGCGCGCTGGACTTCTACGGGGCCGCAGGCTGCGTACGTCGACGTGTTCGATGTCAGGTCCGAAACCCCGCCGTACATCGGGAGTCTCGCCGCTCTCAAAGCCCAGCTGAACATGACGGGCACCGAGGACGACGAGGAACTACGCACCTACCTCGAGGCAGCGACCGGCGTGGTCGAGCGATACCTGAAGCGCGCGGTCGTGAGGCGCTCGTTCACCGAGACCCACACGGTGTGCGGCGGCTCCTTGGTCCTGAACTGGACCCCGGTCGTGTCACTGACATCGGTGGCCACAACGGACGGCGCCACCACGTGGGACGTGTCCGGGCTGACTATCTCGTCCGCCGGGATCGTCAGCCCGGCGAGCGGCACGATCTCCGGTGAGGTTGCGGTCACCTACCTGGCGGGCATGAGCGAGATCCCCGCTGAGTACATCCTGGCGGCGCTGATCATCGGACAGCATCTGTGGGAAACCCAACGCGGCCAAGCCGGCGGCCCGTTCGCGGGCGGGCTGGACATGCCGGGCGCGGGGATCACGAGCTTCGGGTTCTCGATCCCGAACCGGGCTAAGGAACTGCTCGGCGAACCCCCGCCTCTGGTGGCGTGAATGTCCGAGACCCGTGTCGACGAAGCGATCCTCGCTCTCGTCGCAATGTGGACTGCCGCCGGCATCCCAACAGTGGACGGCCCGTTCGTGTCCGGGGACACCGGGGACCGGCTGTTCGTCGGCTACGACGGCGACCCCGAAGGCGAGTTCCAGGCCGTCGAAGGCGACTCGAACTGGGCCGGGCTCGGCGCGAAGAAACGCGACGAGGAGTTCGACGTCATCTGCGCTGTCGTCACTCGCTCCGGCCACCAGACCGCGACCGCTGCCCGCGCCGCCGCCATCGCCTTGTTCCAGACCGCGTCGACCGCGCTGCGCGCCAACCCCGGCCTGGGGCTTCCGCCCCCGTCGGTTGCGGAGCCGAAACCGCAAGGGCTGTTCACCCCACCCGGTTCCACGGGGGTTCAGGGGCGGCTCGTGTTCAACGTCCACGTCAAGACCCGCATCTAGGGAGAGGCACCGTGCTCAAGTTCAAGAACAAGTCGGGAACGAGCCTCGACGTGTGGCGCCCCGCCGAGCTCGGCGGCCGAACCGTCAAGGCCAACGACACCATCGAGATCGAGGGCGAACTCGTCGAGTCACGGCCCGCCCCGAAGGACGACGAGCCCGCGCCGGAGCCGATCCCCGAAGACGCCTACCTGGTGGCGCACAACGGCGAGGAGAAGACCTGGCCGCACGCCCTGTGGGAACTGGTGGCGGACAAGCCGGCAGCCAGGAACGTGAAGTCGGAGAAGGAGTAGTTCTGTGCCTACAGGTAGCGGTCTTGACGCCCAGTTGATGTTCGCCGCCGAGTCCACCTGGGGCACGGCTGTCACTGTCACGCGCGCAGTTGAATTCAACACCGAGTCCATGAAATTCGAGCCCACCTGGCTGGAGCCGGTGGGGCTGCGGGCGGGCACGAAGTTCAAGCGTGTCAGCAGGATCCGCCAGTCCCGCAAGTCGGCGTCCGGTGATGTGGAGCTGGATGTGGCGACGTTGGGCATGGGGCTTCTGGTGAAGCACATGCTCGGCTCCACCGTCACGACGCCGACCCTGATTTCGGGTACGGCGTACAAGCAGGTCCACACCCCCGGCGGGTTTCTCGGGCTGGGGCTCACGACACAGGTGGGCCGCCCGGAACCGGCGACCGGAACGGTGGTTCCGTTCACGTACAACGGCTGCAAGGTCGCGTCGTGGGAGTTCATGTGTGAGGACAACGCCACCCCGAACCTGAAACTGTCGCTGGTGGGGCGGGCGGAGA